TCTTGGGATGGGTCAACAACGTCGCAACTTATGGGAATTTACTATCCTAATACTTCTTATACATTTAGTATTTATGTTCAAGCACAGACATCAAGTGAGTCGTTTACTCCAAAGATTTCTTGGTATGACAGCTCTTACACATTTATAAGTACAACCTCTGGAACTTCTTTTAATGCTAACTCTTTAGTTTGGACTCGCCCATACATAACTGCCACTGCCCCAGCAACAGCAGCTTATGCTGCAGTAGAACTTGATTGGACAACTGCAGCAACTGGAGATGTAGTTATTTATGATGAAGCGCTTTTTGAGAACACGGGGCAGGTACTAGATTACTTTGACGGCTTTAACGGCTCCGGAACATCTTATGACCTATTNTGGGAGGGCGGTCAAAGCAATGCTAATGCTGCTCGTAGCCATTATTACAAGAACAGATTTGCTGTTCAAACTCGCCTTTACGGTGCTACATTAAACGCGCAACTGCCTATGGGAAGCACAGCCGCAATATATCTTGCACAACCCCAGACTTGATGTGCTAGCGTAGGCGCCCTCAGCTAGGGGGTTCCTATGGATAAATATTACTTGGTGGTTGCGGGGACTGGAGAGACCAGTCGCGCAAATGTAGAAGCACTAATTGAAGACTATGTTTATGGTCACGGACAAGATGTTACTTTTGTCTTTCCTTATGAAAAACGCCCAAGTCAAGGTCAAATTTTTGCCGCACAACTGGCCAAGGACAAAAGCAAAGACATACTTATTTTTTGTAGAGAAGATGCTAACTATGAAGGCATACCTTCATCATCAGTAAGTCACTCAGATAACCCCTTAGGTTCTGCGTGCGCCAAACTAAAAGGCACCAACATTGTGGCGTTTGTTCTAGTAGATGATGAAGACCAAGACACTAATAACACCTTGAGTGTATTTTCTGAGTACAAGGTGCCAGCGTTTGACCTAACCGAAGGCTTGATGCCAATCAAGTTCAACCCGGAGTCGTTAAATGAAGAACCTGCTCCCGTCATCCCAAAGGCCGAGGAGATGCCTGAACCGTTGTGGGCAGAGATCGAAGATGAGTTGGAGTTGGAGTTTGACGACCTAGATGATGAAGATGACGACCTAGAGGACGAGGAGCTAGCCGAAGACTTTTACCTTGGGGTCCAGGCCCTAGCCAAAATGATCGCCCGCGAGGTTGCGGCAGAGCTCTTGAAGGCCACAGAAACGCCTAGGAAGGCACCTGAGGCGTGATTACAGCCAAGGCACTAGTAGTCCTAGAGGAAATAGCCACTAACCCCCATCACGGGGCCGCTGTGGGCATTTCTAAGAAGGTGGGTATGGGCAGGGAAGCCGCCCAAAACGCCATCACTTTTTTACGCCAAGCAGGATTGGTAGAGACCATAACCTACAAAACCGGGTCTAAGGCTTTTGGCAAGATTCTTCGCCCTACAGAGACCGGCTATCATCTACTGAAAACCCGTACATCTATACTGCTGAATGAGCTGAATAGCTATTTAATACTAAATAGTAATTCATTTATAAATAAAAAAATAGGGTTTGGCGAAGCCAAACGGGGAGAAGAAGCGATGAGTNATGAGTGGTATTCATTAGGTCAACTAGAGCAAGACCCCGAGGAGATGGCCGAGCTTAAGCGCCGAGACAAAGAACGCAAAGACCGCGAGTACCGCGAGTCACGCAATGCCAAGGCCGAGGCCACTATGGCAGCCAACATCAATCGCTCTCCAGATTACTGGTCTATCGATAACGCGGTCTACGAATTTGCTAACCGCATGATCAGGTGGGACATAACTCCGTGGGAAGGCTCTCGCGCAGTATTTAAGACGGCATACGCAAAAGCGCGGAAAAATTACGGGACTACCGGTGACATAGAGGTTAAGATGATGGACATATTCTTTGGTCGGTTAGATCATGAGAAGAAGGTTAAAGACTCTGATATGGTCTGGCGATTGTTCTTACGTGACTTTAATAGCTTAAAGGTCATCGCTGAGCAGAGCACCATTACTAAAGAGGATGTGGCTAAGGCTAAAGAGACATCCAATAAGCAGATGGAGAGGTTTTAGTGTTCAAGCTAGAAGACTTAAAGATTCGTCGTAAAGCTTGGGTGAAGGCCGCAAATATAAATCCCAACCGTCTTGGTTGGTTATTAGATGACTGCACTGTCCTTGACCCCATTGACCGCAAAAAAATTGATGTGTGGATGGCTGCGTTAGAGAAGGGCGAGGTTGTTCGTGCCGTTGGTAACAGTCGTTGCGGTAAAGGGCTGTTGTTGTGGGGAGAGCCTGGACATGGAAAAACTACGATTGCTCTATCTATAATTCAAGAGGTAATGACGCGCTTTCCTATAGAGTCTTTTGACGTTAAAGAGGGTCGTGTACTTATTAGGCCTTGTTACTTCATTACTTTTAACGACATACTTAACCTTAAAGGTGAGTTGATGGACGACTCAGATGATGAGACGCAGATTTTATATCAAGGTCTATTAGGAGACTGCCCAAACGATTCTTACAATGTTCGTGTACTTATCATTGATGATCTTGGTAAAGAGCACGCTTCTCTATCTGGTTGGCAAAGAAGTATGTTTCACCATGTGTTGCGCACACGGTTCAATAACGGATTGCCTACTATTGTTACCACCAACATAGAGTTGGAAAACTGGGGCAGTATGTACGGAGATGCTACGGAGAGCTTTGCTCACGAGTCTTTTATCTACTTACCTATAGAGACTTCGGACTTAAGAAAGTGAGTTATGCAATGACTACCAAGCTTATCCAGGTGTTTTTAAGTCAAGCTCAAACACCGGGGCCTGGTATCTATGAAGTCTCTGGTGATGAGTCTGGGACGTTGTACTGTACTTGTCCGGGTTTTAGAGGGCGTAGTACTTGTAAGCATTCACGCTTTGTAAAGTCTCGAATAGATAAAAATAATGGAACTTACCCACTAGAAATATCAAGTCGTGCAACTGAAGAAGATACAGCTAAAGCTAAGAGCTCTGCTAAAAACTTTAGAGAGTTTATTATTAAGTACGGAAGGATTGAGGTCTACTAAATGCGGAACGGGGACATCAGCAATGAGCTCCCCAAGAGAATACTCGTTACAACAGACGCGTTTTCAATTGTGGAATCAAATATTACAAAACGGTTTAAAGTAATACCCAAGGTAAATAAAGAGCTTAAGATCCGCAAGGATATTCTTAGTCGTTTTTATTTATTTACCTCTAAAAAGGGGGTTACTCTTGAGTTGATTTCTTATGCAATCAACGATGAGGACCTTGCAGAGTTATTGTTGACCCTTGATGCTATGGGAACTAATCCATTTCGTTATTCAAGGGCCTATGACTCCATAGAAGCAGTTGTAAATGATCTTCCATATAGACCCGAAGTTTTGGGTGTTATTGACCTGCCAAAAAATCTGCTACGTTACGGCCACTGGGGAATGGACTTCAACTATCTATGAACAATGAATCGTATCTATTAAGTAAGATTGTTACTGAAAAGCGCATCGGTTACGTATTAGAGCGCGGCATTAGTGATGAATGGTTTTCTGATACAACCGATAAGAACCTGTATAAGTTCTTACAGCATCACTATACGGAGTACCAAGAGGCACCCAGCTTAGAGATTATTCAAGCTAACTTTCGTAACTATGAACCCATAGAAGTAGTTGATTCTATTGATTACTTTATTGATAAGTTAGTAGAAGGCCGTCGTAAGTCTTTAATTATTAATACGATGATCGATGCTAGTCAAGCACTTGAGACTAAAAGAGTTGACTCTCATGAAGACGCGTTGCTTAAATTACAACAAGGGTTTGCCCTCTTAGAACAAACTGGGCTTGGGGTCTACTAACGATCTTGAAATCCGTCACGCCGCTAAATCAGCTATGGAAGAGTATGTAAACCGTAAGAACAGCCCAGGTTTACTTGGGTTATCCACAGGTTTTCCTACTATGGATGCTTCTACTTCAGGTCTACAACCCGGTCAGTTAGTGGTTATTGTGGCGCCGCCAAAGACCGGTAAGTCAACTCTAGCTTTACAGATTGCTATTAACTGCCACCTTAATGGTCACAAGCCTATGTTCATGTCGTTTGAGATGAGCAACAACGAACAAAAGACCCGTTATTACGCTATGCGCGCTCGCATCTCACATAAGCGTCTTATGACAGGCACACTTACTAGCGAAGAAGAGCAGCGTTACGAACGTATTGTTACAAGTAGCATTCAAACCATGAACGATGACTTTTGGTTCACAGACTCTTCTGGTGGATTAACTGTTAGCGCTGTAGCCAGCAAAATCCAAGGCAAGAATCCCGACATTGTGTTTATTGATGGTACTTATCTTATGTTTGATGAGATAACTGGCGAGTCCAATACACCACAGGCTATTACCCAGATTACTCGTAGCCTTAAGAGGCTGGCTATGAAAATTAANAAGCCTGTAGTTATTTCTACTCAAGCATTGGCTTGGAAGATGAAGAAGGGTCAAGTTAGCGCGGACTCCATTGGNTACTCTTCATCTTTCCACCAAGANGCNGATGTTATCTTNGGCCTTCAACGCGAGGACGAAAANGTAGATGACACTCGGTTGCTTCGTGTTATTGCTAGCCGTAACTCCGGTCTCAGCGAGGTCTCGCTTATGTGGGATTGGAATACCGGGGCNTTTAGAGAGATGGACAATAACGACCTATGACTATTGAAGAGATGGAAGCAACACTTGCCGACCTTGGGATTAAGATTATTGGAGCCCGTGGGTGGGAAGTTCAGGGAGAATGCCCAGCCCATGAAGAGCGTACAGGTCACCCTGACCGCAACCCTTCTTGGTACATTAACGCTGACTCTGGCGCGCATATTTGTTTTTCCTGCGGATTTAAGGGCAATCTATACTCACTAGTTGCTTACGTTCGTGGCGTACCTTTAGACCAGGCTACTGACTGGGCCAATACCAATCTTAATTTGGTAGCCCGCCTTATGCGTTTGACCGAGCCTGAGAAGGTTCAAGAAGAAGAGGTTGTACGAGTAACTGAGTCAATGCTGGGCGCTTTTGTAGACGCCCCTGATGAAGCGCTAATCGCTCGTGGTCTATCTCGTGAAGCGACAAACCATTATGGGATTAGGTGGGACCGCCATAGGGGTAATTGGATTATTCCTGTACGCCATGTTTATGGTTCGTTATTAGGCTGGCAAGAAAAAGGGTTTAGTACTCGTTATTTTAATAACCACCCAAAAGGTATGAAAAAGGGCAAAGCGCTTTTTGGCTATCAACAGTACAGCTCAGGCGACATGATTGTGGTTGAATCACCCTTAGATGTTGTGCGTTTAGCCTCTATTGGTATTACTGGTGGAGTTGCTACTTTTGGTTGCTCTATTAGCATTGAGCAGCTAAGTGCAATTAGGGGCGCAGATAGAATTATTTTTGCTTTTGATAATGATGAAGCGGGAAGAGTGGCCTCTAGGGATATGCTCAACCGCTGTAGAGAATTAAAAGCAGAAGCTTGGTTCTTTAATTATGCTGGCATTGACGTTAAAGATGCTGGCGCAATGAGCCGATCAGAAGTAGTATTAGGATTACAGAACGCACAACACATGATTCGTGGAGAGAAAGCACTAGCGTGATTATTGGTCTTACAGGTTTTGCTAGAAGCGGTAAAGACTCAGTTGCCAAAGTGCTTGTAAATCAATATGGGTTTACACGAGTAGCTTTTGCTGACAAAATTCGTGAACTTTTATACGAGATAAACCCAATTGTTAATGACAGTAATTTTACAATTCAAGACGTGGTAAATGAGTTCGGCTGGGAAGACGCAAAAGTGTTATTCCCAGAGGTGCGTAGGCTTCTTCAAGATTTAGGGGTAGGTGCGCGCTCTCTTTTTGGAGATAACTTTTGGATTAATCAGGCAATCGGCCCTATTGGTATTGGGCAACCTAATGTTGTTATTACAGACGTTAGATTTAAAAATGAAGCGGATACACTAAAGGTTAATGGGGCAAAGCTTTGGCGTGTCGAACGCTCAGGAGTAGCTGCCTACAACCGTCATATTTCTGAAATAGATATGGATGGGTACCCCGTAGACCATGTCTTTGTTAATAAAGGCAGTCTTGAAGATCTTAAAACCTTAGTAAAAACTAAGATGAAAGACTTTACATGACTTTTACAGGAACGCTTTTACCCTATCAACCTGAAGCAGTAGATCGTATGTGTGACCGCTCTAGCATGCTGGTTGCCTACGACCTTGGTTTAGGCAAAACCGTTATTACTATAGCCGCTTTAGAACGTTTAATGGATGAGCGGAAAGTTGAAGAGCCAGGTCTTATAATTTGTTTATCCTCTCTCAAGTACCAGTGGGCTAATCAGATTGAGAAATTTACAGATGGCACTTCACGCGCTTTGGTCATTGATGGCTCCCCAACTAAAAGAGCCGCGCAATACGAAGAGGCTTATGATTGGAGAAACTCTGGTGTTGACTATATTATTCTTAACTACGAACAAGTGGTTAACGACTGGAAGTTTGTCGAAAGACTCCCTAGAGGATTTGTAGTATTAGATGAGGCTACGGCCATTAAATCTTTTAAGTCTAAACGCTCTAAGCAAGTTAAGAAGTTAATTCAAACCCCTTATCGTTTTGCTCTTACAGGAACTCCTATTGAAAATGGTAAGCCTGAAGAACTGTATAGCATCATGCAGTTTGTTGATCCTAAGGTATTAGGCCGTTTTGACATTTTTGACTCTACTTTTATTGTGCGCAATAGTTGGGGTGGGGTTGAGCATTACCGCAACTTACCAACTCTTCATACCACTATGAAAGACGCTTCCGTGCGCAAAGCTCAAAAAGATCCAGATGTTGCNCCCTTTCTACCAGAGACTATCCATCAAGACCCTATTAAAATTACTTTTGACAGAAAGACCAGCAAACTTTATTCAAAAATTGTTAACGATTTACTAACTGATTTAGATGACGCGCAGACTCTTTTTGGGTCTAACTTTAATGTGATGTCTCATTACGGCGTAGATGCTNCTCGCGGTGGGCCTGAAGATGAGATGCGCGGAAAGATTATGTCTAAAATTGGTTGCCTTAAGATGCTTTGCTCTCACCCAGACCTATTAAGNACTAGCTCTAATAAATTTNATTTAATGAATGGCGCCGGCTCAGCTTATGCAAATGAGTTGGTAAACAACGGGGCGCTTGAGGGCATAACCAGNTCGCCAAAGCTAGATTACCTGGCTCAATATGTAAAAGACTTCCTTGAGCAAAATGATGAGAACAAGGTGGTTATTTTTGCAACTTACGTAGANATGCTTGACATGATTGCAGAGGCTATAGGCCCAGATCAATGCCGCCTTTATTCAGGTAAGTTAGACGCAAAGACCAAAGAGGATAATAAGGTGGCCTTTAACACCGACTCATCCGTCAGGGTTTTAATCTCCAGTGACGCTGGCGGTTACGGCGTAGACTTGCCCGCGGCAAACTTACTAATCAATTATGACTTACCTTGGAGCTCGGGAACAGCCGTTCAAAGAAATGGCCGTATAAAGCGCGCCTCTAGTCTTTGGCCCTCTATTGTTATCACCGACATCATTGCTACAGGGTCTATTGAGCAGCGGCAGTGGGAGGTCTTACAACAGAAAAACGCCCTAGCCAGCGCCGTTATTGATGGAGAAGGCATAACAGAGGATGGCGGGGTAGAAATGACTGCTGGGAGCTTAAAGCAGTTCTTACAGAGTTCTATTGTATAAAACTGTGACCAGCCCTAGTACCACATTGCTGCCTAGAGACCGCAGGTGCTTTTTTTACTGTAGTATTATCCATACGTTAAATTATAAACGAAATGGAGGTGCCTGAAATTCCTAACGCACCTAAGACGCCTACTCGTACAATCCGTGTATCGGATGATATTTGGTTTGCCGTACAGAAAAAAGCCGCTAAAGAGGGCGTAACCGTTACTAGCGTGATTATTGCTTCATTGGAAAAGTACATCAAGGTTGACAAGCCTCTAGACTAGATCTAAGGTAGTGCCCTAAGGGGGTACTAATGAGTTTAGATAACTTAAAGAAAAATGCTCGTCAATTTTTAACCTTAAAAGGTGAGATGAGCGCGCTGGCGGATCGCCAAAGCGAACTTAAAAAACGGATGACCCAAGACCTTGATGCTATTGAACCCAATGAAAGCGGTCACAGGGTTGTTGAGTTTGAAGACGATACAATAGGTAACATTAAGATTACAAAACAACGTCGAGTCTCTAAGACTCTTGATATGGATATAGCAGATCAAATACTTACCAGTAAAGGTATTAAAAACACCTGTGTAAAAATGATACCCACGTTAGATGAGGCCGCAATTATGGCAGCATTTTATGAGGGGTATCTTACAGAAGAAGATATTGACGCCATGTTTCCTGCAAAAGAGACGTTTGCGTTTATTGTAGATAACAAATGACAGACGATTTTATTGAAAAAGCTTTTTCTGACCTAGATGAGTTTTATCCGGGCAGTAAAAAGAAACGTAAAGCAGTAGTTAAAAAAGAACCCGAGATTATTAGTTCCCCTAATTGGGATGCTAATCCAACTAAACGCACACTACCCAATGGAAAAGACGTTGAGTTATTTCTTATTGGTTCCCTTGCTGCCGCACTTGGTCGCCCTATAATTACAATCCGTTCTTGGATTAAAGAAGGGTACCTGCCCTCAGCACCATACAGACTTCCTGTTAAAAAAGACATTAACGGGAAAGACCATCAAGGCCGCCGTCTTTATTCGCGGGCTATGATTGAAGCGGCCATTGAGCTCTTCGACAAAGCTGGCATTCTAGAGACAAAGCGTATAGACTGGTCTCAACATCAGCACCTCAGTAATGAGATTGCTGAAGCGTGGAGTAACATCCGGGCTGATGAAACAAACTCAAACTAACAAAGGAAAAATAATGTCCGTAAATCGCACAGAAGAGTACCTACCAGCCACTGACGAGTTCAGTGCATCTGCAATCAATGACCGCCCAGCGCAGTCAACTTCAACTGCTATCCAATCAGGTTGGGAAGCTGGAGAAAAGATCACCCCCGCATCAATGGGTTACGCCAAAGACTTTAAGTTTACCGATGGCGGATTCCAAGTAATTAAGTTCCTTGATCAAGATGGCCCATTTGCTGTCTACAAGCAACACTTCCTTAATAACAAAGAGGGACAGAAGTCATATGTTTCTCTTGGAGCTAATGACCCGCTCTGTATTAAGCTTGGCAGCAAGCCGGAAGAGAAGCGCGCTTTTTCTATCGTAAACTTCTCCGCTGAAGGTGGCCCACAACGTCAGATGCTTATTGCATCTCCTCGTTTGTGGAAGGCACTACACGCAGCACATTTCTCCCCACAAGGCCCGTTGACTCGTAACTATTGGGCAGTAAGCCGTACAGGTAAGCAACAGACAACTGCTTATCATATTAACCCTGTTAAGGGACGTGACTTGATGGAAGACTGGAGCATTGACGAAGCTGCTGCAGAAGCAACAGTTGCATCAGTCCAGCCGTACACACGCGCGGACATCAAGACACCAACATGGGAAGAGCTAGAGGCTATCGCAGACTCACTGCTCTAAAACACATAGCTGTTGAAGACCGGTGACCCCTTCCATCGGTCTTCAACCTTATAGGGGGCACTACTTGAATATTATTACGACTAAAGAACAATTAAATGAGATGGTTAACTACTATTTAAAACAGGATAGCTTCTCCTTCGATGTAGAGACTGTTGGACCACATAGAGGTATACCCGCAGTCAACGAAGTACTTTGGATTTCTTTTGCTACACGAGGCCGTGGTGATGTTATTCCCATGGGTCATCCAAACGGTGATTTTATAGAGGCAATTAAACCGCTTACGGGTCAAGGCCAAAAGCGTGTAGATCAAGGATTGCCAGCTAGAGATTATGACTACTCACGTGATGCAAAAAAACACGTAAAGAAATTTGGCCCAGCNCCTAAGCAGTTATTTCCTGCTGAGGTTTTTGAAACGCTTAAGCCTTTGATGTTTAACGAAGATATTTTAACTATTGGTCATAACCTTATTTTTGATCTTTGTTCTGTAGCTAAACACTATGACAATGTAATACCCGCTGGCCCTTATTTTGACACCCTTATCGGGTCTTTCCTTTATGATAGCCGTAATAGCGGAAAGCTTGGTTTAGATGATTGCCTTAA